AAGCGTAAAATTTTATGAAACGAACGATCATTGTCCTACTTGTGAACAAGATATTAATGATGAATTAAAGAATACACACATCGAAAAAGCAAAGGAAAACGCTAAATCTTTGCAATCAATTATGGATTCAATTGATAAAAGCGAACAAGATACAAATAATAAGATTAAAACAATGCAATCAAATCTTGATGCATTGCAAGAGAATCAATCATTAATTAAAATGAACGAAAATTTAATTGAAAAAATGTTTGATCAAATTGCTTTGATTGATAAACAAATTGATGATTTAAAAAATAAAGATTCTGATGTTTCACAATCTAAATCTGAACTTGAAAAACTTATAAATGCGCGTACACATCTTGAAGAACAACGATATGAATTATTAGATAATAGATTATATTATGACGCAATATATCAATTACTTCTTGATAGTGGTATTAAAACAAAAATTATTAAACAATATCTTCCAATAATTAATAAGCTAATTAATAATTATTTACAGGTAATGGACTTTTTTATATCATTTAATCTTAATGAAATGTTTGACGAGGATATACGTTCTCGACATCGTGATACATTTAAATATGAATCATTTTCAGAAGGTGAAAAAGCTCGTATTGATTTAAGTCTTCTTTTTACATGGAGACAAATCGCAAAAATGAAAAATTCGATTTCTTGTAATCTTCTTATTCTCGATGAAACTTTTGATTCAAGTCTTGATTATGATGGTATTGATAATCTTACAAAAATACTATCGACACTTGATAAAAACACTTCTACCTTTATTATTACTCATAAAGCAGATGCTCTTGAAGATAAATTTAGGTCAAAAATTACGTTTATAAAAGAAAAGAATTTTAGTAAAATTGCAGCGTAAAACTATTTACATTCAAACAAAAACAGTATATAATTGTATTCAATATTAATAAGGAAATCTATATTATGCAAATCAATCAAGAAACCATGGCAGTTCTTAAAAACTATGCTACTATCAACTCTAACTTTGTATTTAAAAATGGTGAATATATCAGTACCATTGCTGAAGCAAAAAATATTTTGTCAGTATATAAACTTGATACTCCTTTTGAAAAAGAAGTTGGTATTTATGATATGCCACAATTCTTATCAGCATGTGCTCTTGTTTCAAATCCTCGCTTTGAGTTTAAAGACGATTATGTTAATATTAAAAGTGAAAGTGGATTGGAAAATATAACATATTATTATTCTGAACCAGAACTTCTTACTCATCCAACTGAGAAGATGATTGAAAATGCTATGAATGCAGAACAAAATGATATTCTTGTATCATTTGAACTAACACAAGAAAATCTTGGTAGACTTCGTCAAGCTGCTTCTGCTCTAGGTCATACTGATTTAGTAATTTCGAAAAAAGCTGATCAAGTAAATGTCTCTTTGTCGGTAAGTGATTGTTCAAATACAACAGCCAATAGCTTTGCTATTGATGTACCTGCTCAAGCTAATATTAACGAGTTTAATTTAGTATTAAACATTGCAAATCTTAAAATTCTTTCTGGACAAACATATCAAGTGAATATTCTTGAAAAACTCATTGCTCATATTAATAATAGTAATCTAAGTTATTGGATTGCTCTTGAAAAATCAAAATCAACATTTAACAAATAGAGGTAAAAATGGCTAAAGATAAAGAAACAGAAGATATTATCTATAATCTATCAAATCGTGTTGCACGTTCAGGTATTGCAGTAATTGATACATTGACAACTCGTGGCGGTTTTAAAGGTGAAGAACTAAGTACAATTGGTCAATTGCGAGATCAATGTGTTCAAATAATTTCTATATGTGAAGAACGAGCACAACAGAATACACAATAATACTAATATTATATTATGAAAAGGCTATCATGTCTAGTGACAATTTTCTTTATGTCGAAAAATATCGACCACAAACTATATCTGATTGTATTTTACCAAAAGATATTACTAAAACATTTGAGTCAATAATCAAATCTGGTGAAATTCCAAATATGATTTTTAGTGGTTCTGCGGGTGTTGGTAAAACAACCGTAGCAAAAGCTTTATGCAATCAACTTCAACTTGATTATTTAATGATTAATGGTTCTGAAGAAGGCAATATCGATACTCTTCGTGGTAAGATTAAACAATTTGCTTCATCTGTATCTCTTATGGGTGGCTATAAAGTAATTATACTTGATGAAGCAGATTATTTAAATCCTCAATCAACACAACCAGCATTGCGTGGCTTTATTGAAGAGTTTTCAAATAATTGTCGATTTATTCTTACTTGTAATTTTAAAAATCGTATTATTAAACCATTACATTCTAGATGTTCTGTTATTGAGTTCAATATTCCAAATGGTGAAAAAGCAAAATTAGCTCATGCGTTTTTTCTTCGATTAAAAGAAATTATTAAGGTTGAAAAACTTGATATTGATAATGCTGGATGTGTTGCATTAATTGAAAAACATTTCCCAGATTGGCGTCGTGTTTTAAATGAAATACAAAAAATTGGTATGACTGGTTATAAAGATATGTCACCAATTAATATGGATACTGATAATTTTGATGTATTGATGAAAGCTCTTCAAAATAAAAATTTTAAAGATATGCGCAAATGGGTTGTTAATAATATTGATATTGAGTCACAAGTTATTTTTAGAAAAATTTATGATAGTGCATCGCAATATCTTATACCTGAATCCATTCCACAAATTGTTGTTATACTTGCTGATTATCAATGGAAAGATACGTTTGTTGCAGACCACGAACTCAATATAGTTGCGTGTCTTACTGAAATAATGGGTAATGCAAGGTGGAAATAATATGAATCCCTTTGACTATCTCAATTCAATCAATATGACCAAAGAAGATATTATGGTCGATGAAGATGCTGAAAAAGGTTATAACTCATATATCATCAATCGATCACTATCTTACTTTACCGATACGATCTTTCTTGCAAATGAAATGAATTTATATCATAATCTTGATAACCGTTTAAAATACGACTTTTTTATAAATAGTATAAGAAAAAGAAAACGGTTTAGTAAATTTATGAAAGCCGACATTTTTTCTAAGATTGATGTGATTAAAAGGTATTATAACTATTCTATTGATAAAGCAAGACAAGTTGTAAATTTATTCACTGATGAACAAATAGAAGAATTGAAGCATAGGATGCGCGAAGGTGGAACAAGATCTACAACAAAATAAAAAATTCAATTGGACTCCTGCAGAAATGTTGGAGATTACTTTAAACGAACCAAACGACTTTCTTAAAATAATAGAAACTCTTACACGTATAGGTGTTGCGTCTAAAAAAGATAATTCACTCTATCAAAGTGTTCATATCTTACATAAACAAGGTCGTTATTATATTATACATTTTAAAGAACTCTTTTTGCTTGATGGTAAAGTTTCAAATATAACTGAAAATGATATTGCACGAAGAAATACAATTGCTCAATTATTAAGCGATTGGGGTCTTATACAAATAGTAGAGCCAAAACAAATTATTAATCTAATGGCACCATTAAGACAAATTAAAATTATACCTTTTAAAGATAAGGTTAATTGGAATCTAAAAAGTAAATACAATATTGGGTTAAATAATTAATATTTTTTATGAAAAATGTGAATACTAATTTTTTGGCCAGGCCAAATCCTGAAAAACCAGGTGAAAGATATAATGGACAAGGATGGGGTTTCCTCGATCCAAATAATGATTCAGTTTATTCTTGTTGGAAAATAATTCAACAGCAAGTGAATCCTACTAATATTTTAGAAATTGGTTTTTTTGCTGGTCACTCTGCTACAACAATGCTTAACATTTGGCCTCAATCAAAACTTATATCTTATGATCCAGGTTCTTTTGCTCGTACATCTTATATTAAAGTAAGTGAACGATTTGGTAAAAGATTTGAATTTCGACCATATGCAATTAATGAATATCCAGTTATTCCAACTAATATTGATCTTATGTTCATTGATGGATCACATCGGTATGATAAGGTTAAAATTGATATTGAGTATGCGAAAAAAATAAAACCAAAATATCTTCTTTTTGATAATGTGGAACTTCATGAAGTACGTAAAGCAATTAAAGAATCTGGTTATATGAATGAAGAAATGAATCCACAATATTTATTTTATACATGTAATCATAAAGGTATCTGTGCTCCAGGAATTTTATTGTTATTAAAAATATAAAACTATTTACATTTTACAATAATTAATATATAATGTTTTCTATAACTTGTGAGGTAATATGTATACATCAGTCAATCGATTCGGCAATTCAATTCTTTATCGCGGCCGCGATCTTAATGGTAATATTGTAAAAGAAAAAATTAAATTTAAGCCTCATTTATATGTTTGCATATCAGAGCCGGCTCAATTTAAATCTATGGATGGTAAAAATCTTAAATCAATGCAATTTGAGTCTATGCGTGAAGCAAAAGATTTTATAACACAATATGGTGATGTTTGGGATATATATGGTACAACAAATTATATCCATCAATTCATTACTCGTCGTTTTCCAAAAGACATCTCATTTGATATATCAAAAATTAATGTGGTTAATTTTGATATTGAGGTTGCTTCTAATGATGGTTTTCCAACACCAGATAAAGCTGATTGCGAAGTAATAAGTATTACCGCTCATACAAGTAATGATAATACTTATTACATTTGGGGTCTTGGTAATTACGATGAAACTAAATGCCCAGTAGAAAAATTTCGTTACGTAAAATGTAAATCAGAAGCTGATCTACTTGCCAAATTTCTTGATTGGTGGAACAATCCTAATCATACTCCCGATGTTTTAACAGGTTGGAATATTGAGTTTTTTGATATTCCATATCTTATTAATCGTACTATTAAAGTTCTTGGTGAAAGTAGAGGTCAAGATTATTCTCCTTGGAAATTAATTAATGCTCAGACAGTAAATCGTTATGGTATTTCAAATATTAAATATGATATTTCTGGCATTCAAACTCTTGATTATTTGAAACTCTTTCAAAAATTCAATTATACATATGGTCCACAAGAGTCATATTCACTTGATAATATTTCATCGGTTGTTCTTGATGAAAAGAAACTCTCTTACGAAGAACATGGTTCACTTCATAGTTTATATCTCAATGACTATCAAAAATTTATTGATTATAATATTAAAGACGTTCAACTTGTTGGACGTATTGATGATAAGATGAAATTGATTGCTTTGGCAATTACAATGGCTTATAAAGCTGGAGTTAATTTTACTGATACATTTGGCACAACTTCAATTTGGGATTCGATTATCTATCGTAAAATGGCAACAAAAAATATTGTGCCAATGCCATTAAAACAAAATATTGGAAGTCAATATCCTGGTGGTTATGTAAAAGAACCAATCCCCGGTCTTTATAATAATGTAGCATCATTCGATCTAAATTCACTATATCCAAATATTATTGTTCAATATAATATTAGTCCAGAAACATTGATTGATGGCAAAGAAGGATATAATGATCTAGTTCAATATTATCTTGATGGAAATAAACGACCAAGTGACGAATATACATGCACTGCAAATGGTACAATGTATTCAAAAGAAAAACGTGGAATTATTCCAGAAATCATTATTGACTATTATAATGAACGTAAATCCATTAAAAAGATTATGTTAGCTTGTGAACAAGATTATGAAAAAAATCCAACACCTGAACTTGAAGCAGAAATTGTAAAATTAAACAACTCACAAATGGCAACAAAAATCCTATTGAATAGTTTATATGGTGCACTCGGTTCAAAATACTTTAGGTATTATGATATTAATATGGCTTCTGCTATTACTCTAACAGGTCAATTGGCGATTAAAACAGCAGAAAGGGCAATAAATAATGAACTCAATAGACTCTTAGAAAATAAAAAAGATTATGTAATTGCTATTGATACAGACTCTGTTTATATTAACTTTGATGATTGGGTACAAAAATTCTCTCCAAAAGATCCTATTAATTTTCTCGATAAAACATGTTCTGAACATTTTGAAAATGTTATTGCGCGTGCATATACTCAATTATTTGAACAGACAAATGGATATGAGCAACGTATGTGGATGGGACGTGAAGTGATTGCAGATAAAGGTATATGGACAGCAAAAAAACGTTATATCTTAAATGTTCATAATAATGAAGGTGTTCAATATACAAAACCTAAATTAAAAATTATGGGTATTCAAGCAATTCAATCAAGTACACCATATGCAATTAGAGAAAAACTAAAAGAGTCTTTTAAAGTTCTAATTGATGGATCAGAAACTCGAACACAACAATTTATTGCTAATACTAAATCTGAATTTAAAAAATTATCAGTAGAAGAAATTGCTTTTCCAAGAGGTACAACTGAAATTAATAAATTTAGTGATCGTGGAAATATTTATCGTAAAGGTACACCTATTCATATTCGTGCGGCTTTGCTTTATAATAAAATGATAAAAGATAATGGACTTGAAAACAAGTATGAGTTAATAAAATCTGGCGATAAAATCAAATTCGTTTATCTAAAATTACCAAATATCTTACGGGAAAATGTAATTGCGTTTAAAGACTATTTACCACCAGAATTTAATCTACATAATAGTATTAATTATGATATGCAATTCGAAAAAGTATTCATATCGCCATTGGAGCCGATTCTCGAGGCAATTGGTTGGAGAATAGAACCATCTGTGAATCTTGAGGATCTATTTGGTTAATACTGTAACAAAAATGTTACAGTTATAAAAAAATGCATTGAACGTGCATTTTTTTGTTTACATTATATATGAATTATGGTATAATGAATATATTAAAACAACAAAAGGACATATAAATGAATATTCGTAAATCAAAAAACTATGTAACAACAATC